TACGTCTATCGAAGGCCGGTCTGCAGCGGAAGTCCTTTCAGATATCGGTGGTCAGGCTTCACTGACATTCGGTATATCAAATACCAATGCTGTAAAGATTGACAGTGCGTCAGTTGCAGATGATGAGTACGCACGGTTTACAGCTAACGGCCTTGAGAGCAGGTCTAATTCAGAAGTTATCTCAGACATCGGTGCTGTAACTGCTGCTGATGCTGCTAACGAAGCGACAGCCCTTGCAATTGCACTTGGCTAATAAAATAAATGCTTGACAAAGCGTTATGAGTATGGTATAATTATACTACAATTTGGAGAAATAAATGGCTAATACATTCAAAGTTGTATCGCATGACGTTATGCCAGCCTCAAGCGGTACGCCAGAAGACCTTTACACAGCACCCGGTAGTACAACTACCATTATCTTGGGTATGGTCTTGGCTAATGTACACACCAGTCAGGTCACAGCTAGTGTAAAGCTGGTCAGTGACACATCTGGTGGTGGACGTTCAGCAACCAACACAACAACATTCCTGTTGAAAGATGCCCCCATTCCTGTTGGTGCATCTCTTGAAATCCTTGCCGGTAACAAAGTAGTGCTTGAAACTACAGATAAAATTCAGATTGACTGTTCCGTAGCGGATAAGGTCAGCGTAACTATGAGCATGATGGAGATAACCTAATGCCGTATCTGGGTCAGCAAACAGCCGATAACTTCCAGAGTACGACTGCAGTACAGCGGTTCAATGGTGATGGCAGCGATACCACATTCACCCTGACTACTGCTGTATCATCTGTACAAGATGTCCTCGTGTCTGTTGACGGTGTTGTCCAAGACACTGCGGCATACACCATTCCTGATGGCACTACGCTGACATTCACTGCTGCCCCGTCGAGTGGCACCGGCAATATCTTCGTAAACTACCTTGCCCCGCAGGGTGCAACAATCACACCCGCTGCTGAGAACAAGGGTAACTTCAAGGGTGGTGGCCTGTTCCGTACCAACGCACAGTCGTTGACGGCAGACACAACCATCCTTGCAACTGAGAACGCAAACGTGACTGGCCCGTTCACTGTAGCCAGTGGCGTAACCCTGACCGTTGAAAGCGGTGGAACATTGGTGACGCTATGAGTGTATTGAAAGCAGATACCATCCAGAGTACAGGCGGCGGTGCGGCTGCGCTGACGAAGCAACATGCGGGGAAGGCGTGGCTGTATGGCACTACTACAGCGGGAACAACTGATTCTTTTAATGTTGGCAGTGGAACCGACCACGGAACAGGTGATTATAGTTACAGTTTTACTAATGCCATGGTTAATGATGATTACTCACAGTCAGGCATGGCATCCAGCACTGACCAACGACGGAATCTCACACAAAACACTGCAAGGTATTCCGCTTCTACTATTGCCGTAGAACTTTCTGATGCGGGGTCCGCCGATGATACAAGTCACTGCGTTACAATTCATGGAGACCTCGCATGAGTGAAGTAAAGACAAACAAAATCACCAGCCTTGCGAGTAACAACGACATCACCCTCGACCCTGATGGCACGGGCGATGTTCTAGTTGCGTCGGGTAATGTGGGCATCGGCACAAATTCTCCCGCAAGAACACTAACAATTGATGGCAGTGGGAATAGGGTTGCAAGCATAACTCATACAGCCGGAGCATATGCTTTTGCTACTTTCTCAGATGCAAATACATCCAATGATGGTTCCGTAAGAGTTGGTGCATTAACAAACGATTTGGTGATGTTTTCTGGCGGCTCTGAACGTATGCGTATTTCCGGTACTGACGTGCTAATAGGTAAGACTGCCACTGATTTTGGAACAGATGGCGTAAGACTTACCGGAAGTGCTGCATCCAATTTTAGTGCCAGCAACGGTACGCCTATGAATGTAAACCGTAACGGGGATGATGGCGGTTTAATTAACTTCACTCAAGCTGGCACACTTGAAGGCGGCATATCTGTAAGCGGAACAACGGTATCATATGTTGGGGGGCATATATCTCGCTGGTCACAGCTTACAGACGGCACAAAAGACACAAGCATTGTCAAAGGCACCGTGATGACCAACCTCGACCAGATGGCGGTGTGGACGAAAGATGGTGTGACAGAAGACAACGAGCAGCTAAACTGTATGGCCGTGTCGTCAGTCGAGGGTGACGCAAACGTGGCCGGTGTCTTTGTTAATTGGGATGATGATGACGAGGACTACACCGCCGACATGAACATTGCAATGACTGGCGATATGGTCATCCGCATTGCCAGCGGCACGACAGTAGCTAGAGGAGACTTGCTGATGTCTGCCGGTGACGGCACTGCCAAGCCGCAGGACGATGACATTGTTCGCAGTAAGACGATTGCGAAGGTCACATCGACCACTAAGTCACATACTTACGATGATGGCACGTATCTTGTGCCATGCGTATTGATGGCGTGTTAGGAGTAGCATAGATGGCATTCGGTACACTTAAAGCAGATACCCTGACGCACTCGACTGCGGGTTCGCTGGCTACGAATTACGTTGTCAACGGTAGTGCGAAGGCGTGGTTAGATTATAATCAAACTTCTAACAGCATAGATGGAAGCTACAACGTAAGTTCTGTGTCAGACGATGCGGCTGGTAGATTTTCTTATACCATGAGTAATGCAATGAGTAATGCAAACTGGTCTATGCCCTTCACGTCTACCGCTGCTGTTGCAATGATAAATGGCGCAGTTACAAGCACACAAGGAAAGTGTAGGTCACGAGATGCGTCATTTAACGATGCAGATGCTACGCAAAATTGCACTTGTAATCACGGAGACCTCGCATGACAGTGACACCAGAGTTTCAAGGCACACATCTATGGGATAGGCTCTGCTGGGCCAAAGAAACCCTAGAGCCGCATCAGTCTGACTATCGTGTTGTGTACGAGGACAGCGTGGACGAATGCGCTAAGATACTGGTGCCTGACCCTAACTGGATGGCGTGTGCGCTACAGGGCGGTATCCTGCCACCTGTCGAAGTCTACTGGGAACTAGCCAAAGACGAAGCAAAGCCTGACTTCAAGAAGCACACTCGTGGCTTTCTGCTGCACAACACCAAGCCTGTTGATGCAATGACAGAAGAACAGGCGATTGAGTACCTGATTATGAAGGACTGCCCACAGTCTGTATGGCGGTCTTGGAATGAAGGCAACAAACCAAAGATGGTTATCTGCCACAAGGAACAGCTTCCCGGCACACGAGAGTGGCGCAATGCTTGGAAGATTACTGAAGAACTTAGCGTCACTGATTTAGCAGCCTAAGAGGGAGAAACCTAATGGCAACAACATACATCGTAGACAAGGACGGGAATCAGATTGATGCCTCATCAGCAACCGTTCCTTCTGACCGTCACTTTCGTGGTGCATGGTCATTGAGTGGCAGCGTCATCTCTGAGGACATGACAGCAGCCAAAGTAATCTTCAAGGACAAAATCCGTGAAGTACGTGCGCCACTGCTTGATGCAGAGGACGTAGTGTACATGAAGGCACTTGAGGCTGACGATGCCGACGCAAAGGCAGCATCAGTGACCAAGAAGGGCAAGCTGCGTGATGCACCTGCTGCATCTGCAATCACTAACGCAGACACAATCGCTAAACTCAAGGCAGCTTGGGATACAAGCGTACTTGGCGACAGCCCTTACGCATAAGGAACATAGGCAATGGCATTAACTAAGATTGGCAAAGAAGGCATTACTGGCATTTCCAATTCTAGTGATGCCACCTTTCTCACAGTGGATAGTTCTGAACAGGCTGTAATTAAGTCTGAGGGTGGTGCTGTAACGACTTCTTTGCAACAGGGGTTGGCAAAGGCGTGGGTCAACTTTAATGGGGCCGGTACTATAGCAACTCGTGATTCACTGGGTGTTTCTGGTTTAACAGACACAACCACAGGCAGCTACGCCGTTGCATTTACTAATTCTTTTGCAAATACAAACTATGCGGGAAGTGCGGGTCTTTGTGGTTTTAGTGATGCTGGCGGCGAATCAAACAGTCCTGTTGTTATGTTGACCCGCAGTCAGTCAAATCCTTTTACCACAGGCGACATAGATATAATCACAGCACAAAGAATTGGTACTGCCATTTCATTTGCTGACCCAGAATATGTTGCGATATCTGCAAATGGAGACCTCGCATAATGCCATACATAGGTAAATCCCCATCAGCCGGTGTTCGTAACCGCTACCAGTATCAGGCCACTGCCGGTCAGACATCATTCAGTGGCAGTGATGCCAGCAGTGGTGTCCTGAACTACTCAGACAGCCTGTACATGGATGTGTACCAGAACGGTGTGCTTCTTGTACCCGGCACGGACTACACAGCCACAACAGGCACGACGGTTGTGTTGGTAACTGGGGCCAGCCTGAATGATACAGTTGAGATGGTTGTGTACGATGTGTTCTCTGTGAACAATGCCTACACAAAGACT